TTTTATGAAGAAAACGAACACAACGTATTCAAGGTTTATAAATTCAAGAACGCTGTTAAATTAAAAGATCGTGGTTATAAATATATACCTATTGGAGTTTATTTAAAAATTGGAAAACTAAACTTTTATCATGGTCATCATTATGCTGGAATCCAACATACAAGAAATCATCTACTTAGATTAGGTGGTAATGTAATGTATGGACATCATCACGATATTCAGCAATCTTCTGTTACTCATATTGATGGAGCAAAATCAGCTTGGAGCGTAGGTTGCCTTAAAGATATGGGTTCAGAAAAAAATGATTGGCTTGGTGGTAGAGCAACTAACTGGGGTCATGCCTTTGCTATTGTAGATTTTTACCATAGTGGATTGTTTACAGTTCATTTAGTTCAGATTATAAATGGTAAAACTTCTTTATGGGGCGAATTAATTACTGGATAATACTTGTTATTGTCAAATAGTCTATTTATATTTTAACAACAAATGAGGAGTTATTATGGAAGCTAAGATATGCACAGCAACTATAAAGATGAATACATCAGAAGTATTGAAAGTTATAAATGTGCTAGAGATGTTTACAGATGAAGAAACATCAAAAGGTATTCTTGAAAATAAAGATTTCAAAGGTTATGAAAAGTTATTAAATGATTTTCATTTAATGTACTCGTCTATGACCGACATGGAAAATCAAGGTTTAAGAGAATAGAGATGAATAAAGAGTATTATGGAACAATTTGTTGGAATGGGTATGGAGGTGAGGGAGATGGCTCAGAAACCACTATTGCAGATAGCATTGAATCCTTACTAGGTGGCATTGAAATGAGTTTAGTTAATCATAAAAATAAAGACCCATTTTTTGAATGTGCTTCAATAGAATCAAACCCATTAGATGATAATCGTATAGAAATAACAGATATAATTGAGTTAAACCTAAAAGCAAGGAGAACAAGTGGAAAATAATCAAATTAAACTCAACCCTACTTCAGATAATATTGTAGAGTTATGTTTTGATAGTCCAAAAACTGGAACAAGTAACTATGGTGCTTGGTATATGTATGGCGTTTTAATGAGTGGAGAAGAGAAAACATTTTTTGCTACTGAAAACCTACACAAGAAATTAAGTGACTATGGCAAAGGTGCTAAGTTAAATATTAAAAAAGAAGAGTACGCTCCTAATAAATACGCTTGGGAAGTTCATGCCTTAGATGGTACTATGGTAACTGGATCTGGTCAAAAACCAGTAGCTAACACCCCTATTTCTGACTCTAGGACTTTAGATATACATAAGCAAGTATGTTTAAAGTTAGCTGTTCAAAGTATGGCTCATGTTAAGTTTGATATAAAAGCTGTTGAAGAGCGTATGTATCAGTTGCTAGATGTACTTCATGGCAGTAAAGCAAATCCTGTACTTGATAAAATAACAGAAGTATTTGATGGTAAAGTTATAGAAGAAGAAAAACTTCCTTTTTAGTTCTCTGTGAAAAGATCGTTAATCAAGAAACTAGACAAATCATGGGCAGACAAAATCAAAGAATATGGGATGTGCGAAAAATGTCACAAGACAAAACCTCTGAACGCTCATCACTTTTATTCAAGGTCTATTCGTGCTGTCAGATGGAATATTGATAATGGTTTTTGTCTCTGCGTTGGATGTCATGTGTTCTCCTCCAAGTTCTCTGCCCACAAAACCCCAGCAGAATTTGTGGAGTGGGCAATAGAAAAGCGTGGCATCCAATGGTATGAAGCAGTTAAAGAGAAAAAAAATAAGGTAGTAAAATTTATAGATAAAGATTATGACGAGATTATATTAACATTAAAACAAAAATCATTTAAATTTTGAGGAGAACAAAATGAACGATTTAGATAAGATAAAAAATAAATTACACAATATTTGGGATTATACAGAATTAGAAATGGAAGATTTTTCTAGTCAAGGACTTAGAAAACATTTATCATCTATCAGTAATATTGTTAATGATGTATTAAAAGATTTAGATGAAGTAAGTATTTGCTCAACTTGTAATTATGAAATGTGCAATAAGTGCTTAGACGATTTACATGATGATTTAGGAAAAATTAAATTTGCCCCATGAAATTAACAGAAAAAATTAATGGCATTGTTAATGCAAAGGTTGGCTAACCGAGATGGGGCAAAAATTTTGTTAAGCACTTAACTTTTTAGGAGGTTATATGACTTGGTTTTATATAAAAGAAGTATTACAAACACAACAGTTTGATACAATTATTCAAACAATGATGTGGGTTTCATTATGGATATTCGTTATAATTAGATTAAACAGAATAGAGGATAAATTAAATGAAAGTTCCTGATTTTATAAAATGGGCAGAATCTATGCAAGCAGAAGAACATAGGATTATGCTTGATAAGGGCAAAGAATATACTGTATCAGATGAAGATAAATTTAAAAACTTTAAAAGTATAGGCGAAAGATTAAATTTGCAACCTGAAATAGTAGCTACTATATACCTACTTAAACACATGGATTCGATCAGGAATTATGTATTAACTGGTAAGGAAGTATCAGAAGAATCTATTATGGGTAGAATACAAGACGCTAGAAACTATTTATTATTACTAGGTGGAATGATTGCCGAAAAACAAAAAACCTAAATTTGGTTCTATTCAATGGGTGATTGATGCTTTAAATGCCCCATTGTTAGAAACAAAATCTCGTTTTAGAGAGAATCATAAAACAGATGAGATTAGAGCAGATCAGGATTTATCTTGGTGTCCTAAGTGCTGTAAAAAATGGAATGTATATGAGGGTCAAGTCTGGAGTTCTAAAGATATAAAACTGTGGAAGGAGAAAGTATGTCCAAACTGCGATTTCCATGTGAAATAAAAAATGGTAAAATGACCTTATTAAATCGAAATGAATTTGATAAGGTTATATCTACATTAAGTGGTGAGTATTATATTGAGATTAAAGAAACTGGAGTTAGGTCAGCAACGCAAAATAATTATTACTGGTCTATTGTTACGTTATTAGGGAATGAGCTTGGATATACAGAACAAGAAATGCACTCAACTATAAAAACTCACTTTAATGTTCAAAGCACTAAGACCTTATCTACAAAAGAATTTGCTATATTTATAGAAAAATTAATCAGGTGGTCTGCCGTAGAATTAAATATTGTTATACCTGATACTAAAACTCTTCTTCGATCTTCATAGATAAATTAAATACATCAGGTGCTACTTGAGTCATGCTTAATGTATCTTGTTTGTGCCTTGCAAATAAATAATCTGAGGTACTTGTAGATGTATTATCTGCTGTAAATATAAATGGAGTATGCGATCCATGAGTCATGTTCCATAAATCTTCAACTATATTATCATCAGTATTGCTTAAATTAGAATAATCATCAGGCATAATATCAGTAGCTGAAAGATAGCTAAAACTTAGATCATAAGCCATTCTACCTCCGTATAATTTATAATCTGTAGATGTAGAGCCTGATGTAGGTAAGCCAGTAGACCTTCCAAAATTAATCATATTAGAATATTTTTGCCCACCTAAAGAGCGATTATTTTTTAAAGAATCATATTTAATAGTTCTTTTAACTGATAAATCAGGAGCATGAGGCATATCAAAATATTCTCCTATTATAATACAACCTATTGATAAATCAGTAGTTCCATCAAATGTACTATCTCCTTCAAATTGAATACCAATATGTTGAGTAGTTACATTAGTAAATGTAAAAATAGTAGTACCATCTAATGCTGGAGTTATAATTTCATTAGAAATAGAACCAGCGTTTAAAACTTCCGTAGGGTCGATTCTAGTAGCACTCCCCATATCAGCATCTTGTATATTAGATTCAGTAGCATGATACCTAACTCTTACTTTAGCATCTGCTGATGCCATATTGTGATTTAGTATTGCAATAAAATTAGTAGATACTGTAGGTTGAGATTGCCTATTTATATTAATGAGAATGTGGTCACTTGTATTAGCACTTGTATCCCAAGTACATGGATTTGTAGGTCGCATATCAAACAATTCAGAATCTGACCCATTTTGATAGGCTGTAATTAGATCGCTACCACTTGTTAATAATTTAAAATTAGTAATTGCTATTCCTCTATTTAAAAAATAATTAATATGATCTGTATAAAATCTGGGTGTTCTAATATTTACATTTGCCATTATATGCTCCTAGCAGTAATTGATAATTTTCCTAAAGTTCTTGATGTGCTGGTTATTACAAAATTTAAACTACTCCATGATCCTGAATTAAAACCTAAAGGTTTTTCTGGAAACATATTACTATTATTAAAGTCAATTATATTACCTACTTCTATTGGCTCTAAAGATGAATTAACCCATTTTGCTGGATTAATAATATCTAAAGATACTTTTAAATGTACATCCCCAAATAAAGCATTTTGATAAGCTAAAAAATTATCATTTTTATTTTCTCCAGTTGGGTCACTATCTCCAATATGTTCTACAAGCATATCTAAATTAACTTCTTTAAGATTTTCTTTTGCTTCTATGTTCCAGTTTTTTCTTGATGTAGAATTAACCCCAGTAACTGTATTTTGATAAGTATTTAATGCTGGATGTCTTTCATAATTAACAGTAACCGATGTGGCAATTTCATTAGGATTAGAAGATTCTAGCCTCATTCCGTTAATATCATTTTTTGATAAAGTTAATACGGAACTAGGAGAGTTTGCTATATGAATGTATTGAGGTTGTGTAAAATCTCCTTGTTTAAAACGAAAAATAAACTGACCCTCATATTGCATCCTATTTAAAATACTCTGTACTGTTTCTGGCTCGTTAAGCCACCATCTTATGTACCATGTAGAACGAGCTGAATCTAAAGCAGTCCACCCATCTATATTGGTATCTGGATTTGTGGCAACATCTACGCCACAAAATCTATTTAAAATATCTAAATGAGCATCATGTACATCTAAAATATCTGTACCAGATATGCCAGTAATCCCATGTTGAAAACCATTTTCATGTGAGTATAAATATTCAATTTCAGATACTCTTGAAAAACCATCTGTTGTAGTGTTGAATTTGTCTATTTTACAAGTAGCAGTAAATCTTACATCATAAATTTTTAATGTGTTTCCATCTTCATTTCCACCCCCATCATCTCCCTCTATTGTACTTACTCTTCCACCTGAAGAACTTGAAGTAACAGTTCTTTTATGTGTTAATTTAACTCCATCAGGATAACCACCACCATTTTTATATGCAGTTGCCATATTAGAGGTACTTGCTAAAACTGTAGTAGTAGCATCTTTTGTTCCATAACTTACAGCATTAAGTCCATCATCTAAGTAATCATTATTAGCAGAAAAAGGTACTCCACTTCCAGTTGAGGTATCAAAAATCTCTACTTTATTGGCTTCTAAGCCATCTGGGTGATTAGTAACTCCATAAAAATTAAGCATATTCCATACACAAGTACAGGTTAACCCATTGTTATTACTTGAACTAGTTATATCTGGAGGATCATCAAAAGATGGAATATTCCATGTTTGTTCAAGGTCTACTGTAACTGTTCCAGCATGAGAAGTATTATTAGGAGAAAATTGAGCTGATTCAAAAGTACTGCTTCCAGTATGATCTATAGTACCATCAAACATATTGGTTACGCTAGAAAAACTTTTTGAAATAGCGTTAGTGGGTTTAAATTTAAAATGTCTTTTTAAATCAAATTTAGCTTTTAAAATATGCCCACCCTCATAGCTCTCTGCATCATATTTAGCATCTAATGGAATAAAAGAATCAAATCCATTTTCATAATATTTTAATCTTGTTCCTGATGATCCATAATTTTTATAAGCTAAACAATAATAATAAAAATCTGTTTTATCAACTTGTAGTGGATGTAATTTTTGATTAGCTAAGATAGTAGTGTATTCTTCTGATCCATGTGCAGACTCATCTCCAGTAAAATTACCATAAACAATCGGAAAGTATCTTCCAGTAGTAGTGGTTTTAACTTGAGGAATAGATATATTATCCCACGGCTTATGACTGACCATAGAAATATTAACAGTTAATCCATCTGTAGTAATGTTATTTATTCTAAATGATGCTATTTTATTAGGTGTTTGCCTGTCAATAGAAGAATAAACGCTAGCGATTCTATTTATATATTTATGAGTGCCAAGTAATTCTTGAGATACTGGATTGCCCTTATAGTTAAAATCAGGCATTGTAATAGATAAATTAGAAGATTTAGATGTAGAATTTGCAAAATCAATAGACTCTCTAATAGCTGGACTATTGGTAATTACACCATGATAAAACACTCCATCATAAGTAAAATCATTAAAAGAAAGTGGTAAAAAATTGTACCAATAGATTTGAGCATTGTCATTATGAGTGGCTGGTGTAGTTCCAAAAACCCCTCTATGAACACTAATAACATCGCTAGTGGGGGTAGCAGTTACTCTCATAACTTCGCTATCTACTTTAATATAATCACCTATTGCAAATACAGCTTCATCATCTACATTAAATCCAGTTTCACTTGTATCTAATGCCTCTCTTGCTAGGTTAAGCGTAGAACCATCAGCTTGCATAACTTTATCAAAACCACCTTCTCCACCACCTTGTGCATCTCCATTATAATACTCTAGCTGGAATATCCAGTTTTCTGAAATGTTAGATCGTTTTATATTTGCTGTAAATGCCATTTTGTTAAGTCCTTAACTTTATGCTAAGTTTAATCGTTGTGCTTTTTCAATAGCTGGAATAATGCTATCTATAACAGTTTCATCAACCAATGGAGCAGTAACATTTACAGTTATACCAGCACCACCACCTTGATTTATTTGATTCATAGCCTCAACTCCTATAGACCCTACAGCACTCCTAGACATTACAAATTCTCCTCTTTCAGCTTCAATCATTGTACCACCTTGAGAATGTCTACGACCACCTACCAATCCACCTTGCTCATAAGTAGGTGCTTTTTGGGAAGATATAGCTTTAAGCTGTACAGCTCCTAAAGCTCCAATCGCTATTTGCATAAGAGGGTTATCAATGTACTCTATTATTTTTTCTGCAATAGTAATCATAGCCTCTGCCATAGAAACACCTTTATTGTATTCAAATAGTTTTTTTCTTTCTTTTGCAAATTTATTATTAACTTGAGTTTCCATTGTTTTGCGTTGTTCAGAAGATGCTTTTTTATACGCATCTGTTTTTTTCAATGCCTCAAGTTCATTGGTAACTTGAGAATCAAGATTTTTTTCTAACTGAGATGTGATTTTTTTACCAAAATCTAAAACAACTTTAAACTGATCTAGTTGACCTTTGGCAGATTCTTTTATTTTATCTAGTTCAGATTGTGCGTATTTTTTATCAATGTCTGTTTTTTGATCTGCTACAAATTGTTTAATTGCTACCTCATTTAAACCAGCATCTCTCATTAATTGAGCTTGTGCATCAATAGCTTCTAGTTCATCTAATTTTTTATTATCTCTTAGAATATTTTCTAATTCTTTTCTTTCATCTGCAATTTCTTTTACTTTATCTAGTCCTTTATCTAAAATCGCCTGACGTTCTTTTTCAAATAATTCTTCAGCCATGAGAACATGACCATAATGTTCTCTGTATAAATCAACTCTATCTTGTAGTTGTCCTAATTCCCAATCTGCATTATTAGCAAATAATTGTTGGTGTATTGCGTATGCTTCTTTTTGTGCTTTTTGCTCTAGTTTTAATTTTTTTTCAAAATCTTCTGCTCCTTGTTTTAAATTTTCATTAAATGTTTCTTGTTGCTTTTTTTCTGCTTCTTGAGTTGCTTTAATTGCCCCTTCTTTAGCAACGATTTTTTTAATTAAATCAATTTCCATTTGCGAAGCATCAGACCCAAGTTGTAATAATTCTTTTTGTAATGGCGTTTGTGCAGATAATAAATTTAATCGTAATATTAATGAATTAATACTGCTTTTTTCTTCATCTGCTGTTTTTTTTGCTTCCTCATTAAATCGTTTTGTAGCGTTTGTTCCGTTATCTATAGCATCTTCAGCATCTTCAAATGCTCCAGCTAACTCCATAATAACACCAGCAGTTAAGCCACCTAACGCAATAACTGTTCCCCAACCAGTTTTTGCTAACATAGCTTGAAATGAAATAGTTTCTATTTTTGCTTTAAAAACTGATGTTTTATATAGTCCAAATAAAACAGTAGCACCTCCTATTGCTAAACCCCATCTTGTAATTCTTGCACTATCAAACGCATTTAAAAGAGCAGTTAATGTTTTTGCTGTTGTTAAAGCTATAGGTAAAAATGCTTCTCCTAATTCAGCAGTTGCATTAGCAACACTTGCATCAAATTGTTGAAATATCATAGTTGCATCAACTATTTCTATTCCCAGTCTATCTGCCTCTTCTTTAGCTACTTTAATTGTTTCTGTTAAAAACGCTTGTTTTTTTTGTGTATCTGTTAAACTATTAACAGATAAATTGTTAACATCTGCGTAACGCTGATAAGCTGTAGTAGCAGACATCATAATACCAATATTGTCAAGCATTAACTTAGATTGCCTACCAAGACCAGTTACTAATGACTCAACAGATGTTTTAGTATCTTTTCCTAAAGCGTGTCCTAGTCTCTGAGCAACATCAAATAATACTCCCATTTCAGTCGCATTGTCACTAACACCAAGAATCATAGCATTATTTGCTTGTTGAAATAAATCAAATGATGACATAGTGCCATTTGTAGCAGTTCTTAATTTTTCAATAGCCACAGAAGCCTTATTACCACCACCTTGTAGAGTATTAAACGCTCTAGCCATTGAATCTACTTTTGCTGATTCTTTTCCAAATTTATTTAATTGTCTAATTCCAAGACCCATAGCAAAATTAAAAAGCAACATCTTTGATCTTAACACGGCAAATGACCCACCTAAAATTCTTGTGCTGTGAGTAGTGTCTAAAAATCCTTTATTTACTTTTTTATTAGTCTTTGTAGTAATAATTTGTCTAGCATTTAATTTTTCAAATGTTGTAGTTAATTTTCTATTTGTTGCAATATATTTCCTAGAGGCACTTTGCACTCTTGCGATTGCAAATTTATTACCTTTTAATGCTTTTGTCCATGTATTTGTAGATACGTTAAGATCTTTAAAACCAGCATTATTTAATTTTAATTGAGATAAAACTTGTTTTAAAGTTTTTCTATGAGCCGTACTTGTTGCTGTTTGTTTTTTATTAAAATCTACAATTTTTGCTTGAGTATTTAAAAGTTTTTTTGTTGCTTTGTCTAATTTGTCAATAGCTAAAGTAAGGCTTTTACTATCTCCTACAAATTTAATTTCTATTTTTTCTAGTGCGTCTTTACCCATTTTTTATTGCCTTTGCTTTTTGTCTCTCTATTAAATTATTTAATAAAAAACTTTTTTCTACCCACTTCTTAGGTTGTTCTCCATAATTACCATGATAAGGTGCTATTTGAAATTGCTTAGAATACATATATCTTGATATATCTTTTTGCGATTGAGTATCAATAAGGTTATTTACACAAGCAAAAAAGGGTAGCTGAGTCATTACTGATTTAACAATACTGAAACTTCCACCCTTTTTATTTTCTTCTTTGGTTTCTTCTACGATTAAGCGTACAGCATCCCAAACTTCACTATTTGATGCAAAGATTCGACTATGATATTTTCCGTCTATTAAGACTGGAATTTGAGCCTTATAGGGGTATGTGTGATACATACAACCCTCACAACTTTTCTCTAATAGGAAGTTTATTTCCAGCGTGAGGGATTCTATTCCCCCAAGCGTTGATGCTCTTGTACTGCAAGTGATAGTTCACTTTTTTCAGACTCCCCTAATGATTTAATAAATTTATCATCAGCACCCTCTACTCCTTTTCTAATCCAAGCAGTTCGTGCTTTTGCTAAATTCATAATAGACACAACTTCATTATTCTCATATCGCATTTGAGGCAGATCATTACAATAGTCAATATCATCTACTGACATTTCTTTTAACTTAACCTCTTTTCCTGATAATAACTTCATTATTATGCTTGGTCAAAAACAATTACACTTGCTGTACCATCACTTGTTCCCATCATAGAAACATCGAGCATCATGACATCTCCTTCATTAAAAGATACATCTGTTAATGCTCCATTAGGGATAGATATTCCACAATTATTACTTGGCTGGGGAATAGCAAAAAAATCACCATCTTGTACTGCTGTTTGATTATTAAAATTATGATATAAAGGTTTTGTGAGTGAATCGTATTTAACACTAGCATTAGCATTAACTGTAAATTCTGCTCCCCTAGCAAACGAATGATAACCAGTTTCAGTAAATCCAGTATAAACGGCTGGACTTGCAACTGTTACTCCAAAAGATGTTAAAACTGGAGCTGAAATCGCATCTATTTTAATATCTGCCGAAGTAGCTGTTGTTAAAGAAATTAATCCAGAGCCTGAAGCAGTTCCAACAGGGTTTGTTACGTTGTTAGTAATTGGGATTTTACCACTAGAGATTGTAGCTTCAAATTTATATAAACCACCATCAGTTCCCATATCAGCATTAATAGAAAAACTTGTACAAAGGCAACCAACCATAACAGTATTAAATCCATCTACTAAATCAGATGGCTCTAAAACTAATGTAAATGTTTTATCTCCTTCTGCCGTGCCATATTTACCAGTTACTCCATTTGCCGTTCCTGATAAAAGAACATCAATAGCAGTTCCACTTAAAGCTGATCCTGTTACACTTTGCATTAACATAGTTATTCCAGCATCTTTATGAAAAGTACCTGATAAAGATACTTCTATTGCTTTTATTTTATTATCTTGAAAAAAATCAGCATCTTGTAAAACTCGTCCACCTCTTGACCTTACGGCTGTTACTTGATTAGGACTTAAACTAGGGAAAGCAACAGAATCAACATCTAATTGAAACATATCTGCCCCAAGGGCTGGAGCTGTAACTACTGGAGGACTAGCATATACCTGACCAGTAGTAGTTTCCTCAATTACCCATGCTTTAAAATCTTTTCCTGAAAATACGCCATTAGCCATTACTTATCCCCTTTTTTTGCAATTAATTGTTTTTCTATTTTACCTTCAAGTTGTTTAGGTATAACCTCTAACTCTACAGTTTTGCCTTGATTTAAAGCTACCCAATTATCGTACAATAAATTGCAATAATTAAAATTAGAAGATAGCTGTTCACCCTTCTTTAATTTAACTTTCATATCCTACTCCTTATTACTTTAAGATACATTTCCTAAGTACAAACCTCTCCACTCCCATCTTATAACATTTAACCCATCAATAGCCTCTTCAGCTTCTTCTTTTTGATTGATTCTAGTTGATGTAAGTCGAGCATTATAGTATGTACTTTTTTGATTTTGAAAAAATAATGCTTCTATATGTGATACTTGTCTTAATATATGTTCCCAAGTATCTTTTTTTACCATCTTTTCTTTAAACGTATATGATACATCAACTATATACTCTCTTAATTCTGCTGATGTCATTCTTTCAATTAAGTCTGATCCAGTAGGGTTTAATCTAATAGACTGATTCCCCATATCTTTAAAATCTCCAGTATAAACTGGGATACTGCCAGCAAATTCAGTATTAATAAATGATCGAATTGTGTCAAGTATTTTTTCTTCCCAGATATTAACAAATGTAATAGGCATTATCTACGAGACATCCTAATAGAAAAAGGCATACCTGAGTCTAGTGCTGATTCATTCTTACCAAAAAATTCTAATTCCCATTTATCATTTATTGTAGCTGTATCTGCTGTATCTCCAGCAAATCTTATAGTGACTCCACTAGCTAGTGTTTGATACTGCCCATTAATAGTCTCTATATAATCTGCACTTTCACTATTATTCATTCTTTCAGCACCTAAATTATCTCCATCTTTTAACCAGACAGAATATTTGGCAGTACCTAAAGCTCCAGCAGTTGTAATCTTTACACCTATCCTGTCATATATATCGTGGTATTGCCCTCTGGTATCTACTAACCTTAAACTTCCACTTACAGATATTTCTCTTATAACTCCTTGAGAAGAATCTCCAGTAACTTGCCATGATAACTTTGTACTACCTTCATTAAGAGAAAGTATATTCTTTTCAGCTTCTTCAAATAATGAGTCTGCTATTTCGGAGGTAGGTTGCGAGGCTCTGATTAAAAAACTACAAGCCAATAAAGCTGTTGTTCTAACCAGAATATAATCATAATTACCATCTTTGTCCTTGAATTGTTTTCTGGGTAGTCTGCCATCTAACCTAGAATCGAGGTATTTTTCGGCATTAGAAATATAGCGTGTTTTGAGCGTTACCCAATCATCCCCAGACTCCATTAACATATCATTGGGATTTGTTGCACTATTATAGTAATAAATGGCATCTAATGATGATTCATAAAACCATTCTCCATTAGAGTTCACTTCTCCACTATTGGCTTGAGCAGAACCTAAGTCCTGACCATTCGCAAATAGTTGAGTTACTAAGCCACTATTATCTGCTCTATATAAATTACTGCTATGGACTACCCAGCCATATAAAGGAGTTTTTGTGTCAAATTCATCTAGTGAAGGATAGATGTCTTTTAAATCTCTGTCTGTACAATACGCCATGTTACTCCTATTATACTATTAAAATATGTTTTTATACAAGGATAATTTTGTTAAGTCCTTAACTTTTTTACTCTTTTATTTCAAAGTGAACTAAGTCATCAAACGAGTTGTCTTTGGTAGTTCTGATTTCTTGTGCTAAAGACGAACTTGACCAATCTCCACCCCATCTGATATTTAATCCCATTTTACAAGCTAATCCCAAGACAAAACCCCCAAGATAATGAAAGTCATCACGAGCATCCCAATCAATGGGATAAGGAGCAATGTCAACAGCCATACCAGAAACGTGCTTACCAAATTTAGTTTTAGACTTGCCTTGTGCCACCAATTCATTTTGTCTCTCCTGACTTCTTTTACCCTCAATAACTGTAATGTCAAAATACTTCACCACTTCTTCTAAAAGGAAAACTAGACGAGGATCAACCCCATCTAGTTTTTCCCTCGATTTTCTACTAAATCTAGGCACTACTTCTTTTTTTTCTTTGTTTTTCTTTTTTTAACTGGCTTTGCTTTACCAAAACCATATCCTTTTCCTTTTGGCATTATGATCTCCTTTTTTTAATTTTCTTTATTTTTCCGTTACTTGTTTTAGCAAACTTATGTGTTTTAGTTTCTCTAATTAAAGTTCCGTAGTATCGTTTTTTATTCCACATCCAACTTACTTTTTTAGCCATTACCACTTTACCTTATTTGCCCAATAAGCTCCACTTAATTTACCCCTAGCTATATTTTTCCTATGTCGAGCTTTAAATGATTTTCTTTTAGCCTTCATTCTTGCTGACTCTCCTTTTCTAGGTTTGCCAGCAGTCCTAGCTCCTTGTTCTCCAAATCTTATTAAACGTATAGTTGATCCAGATTTTGCTAAGACTATGTGGGATTTTTTTTTATGAGAGGGAGTCCTCTTAGGTTTATTAAATCCTTTTAGTCTAAATCGTTTTAATCTAGGGTCACGTTTTGTTGGCACTATTTACTTCCAAACAACTTAGAAAAAAAACCTTTCTTAGACTTCTTGCCTTTTGCCCCACCAATCTTTTTACCTTTCTTCTTTTTCTTTTTTACATCACCATATAAAGCATAAGACATATCAGAATATCTTTCAGGATGTATTGCCATGTCTGGGATTGACCCATGCAAAAATGAGGTTGTGAGTAAGGTCATTATTATGTTGCTCATCTAAACACCCAACTTTTTTTTAATTGCCATTTCAAATAATTCCCAGATAGCTTCTAATATCTTAGCTTCTGTTTTTTCATTAATTACAGGTACATTAATAGATTTGTTTACAGATGCAATTAAATCAGCTTTAACTTCATCATCTAATATGTACTCAGCTACTACTTTTCCAAACATTTACGACTCCTTGACTTTCTTTATTTTATAATATAAATATATAATGTTCATTAGTGCAATAGCTATTCCTAAAAAGTAAGGTAACATATCCATAAATATTATAGCTTGACTTGCAAAACTTGCTCCTGATACTCTAAGACTATCCATTATTTATTATGCCCATTCATACGAGACATAATCCCATCCATTCTTGATAATTGTTTTTCTAAATCTGACATAGCTTCTATTGTTTGCTCATACCTACGATCTCTTACAGCATCTGACTCATTCCATCTTGAAATTAATTTCAATAAAATACTTTCCATATTGGCAATAGTTTCTGACTGACCTTTATTTTCTACTTCTAAATTTTTAAGAGACTCTTGCTGTCTTTCTGATTTTTTACTTAAAGAAACAACTAGGTAAACAAACATTACGCCTACTACCCCAATCATTCCAGCTTCTCCGTAAACTGCCATGAAATCCATTATTTCTTTTTCCTTTTCCTCCAAGAGAGAGGATTTATGTTCAATTTTTTTTCATAAAATTTAAGTTTGTTTTCCATATCTGTTAGTTGTGTATCTTCTTCCAGCTTATGTTTGTCAATAAGCAACCTAATTTCAGTATGAGCGTCCAATACTTCTTCTTCCAAGTCTTTAATTCTGCCTTGTAAGTCATACCAAGCGTACCCAAGACTAAAAACAAGTACCCCAAACTGCACCAATAACTTCCAGTTAATAGTAATGTAAGCGTTGTCATCAATAATACCAGTACGATAAGAACGAGCAGATTTAATTTCTTCATGCACTTTATTCCCAAGAATACCAAAGTGAGTCATACATAGCATTATATCCATCTATTAACACACTACTATCAACCTCAACTTGTGCAATAGTATGATTATTATTTTCTTCATCTAAGCTATATCCAACTACCGACCAACCACTACAATCTGTCATTCCTAAACCTAATGTAATCACATAAACTGCTTTCATTTTAACCTTATTTTATTTTCTACTAATTCATGTTTAACGAGGTCATAATGCCCATGAGTTTCATAAGCATTATCTTTAACCTCTTTAATGTATTCTTTTTCAATAGTTTGAAATGAGTCTGATTGTTTTACAATCTCTCCATTCACTAATAAAAAATAACCTTCTGCACTAGGATAAGAAAGTGTTTTCAACGATCCATCTGCCATCTGAATTGTTTTCATCATGTTGGGATGCGTATTTTTATAAATAGCAATATTAGAATCGTGATTACACTTTCTTATTATCATTTATTTTTTTTCTTCAGAGTCTTTAGGTTTAAATGATTCTTCGAGCAAACGTATAAACCCATCTTTACTCACCATAAGTTGTTGTTGAATAAAGTTATTATTATTGAGCTTATCTTCAATATTTTTTAAATGAGAATATAAAACTTTTTGTTCATCATTTAAATCATTAATCACATCATACTCTTTATCATTTAAGATAAGTTTTGGTGATGTGCTTTCTTTTGTTTTAGCCATCATTGACTCCTTGTTAGTTAATTAAATTATTCGCCAACTTTACTTTCTAAAGTTTTTTTATCTGCGTCCAGCTTATCTGACCACGCTTTCTTAACAGCATCAGTCCAAATTGCACCAGCTAATGCTTTGATTTCAGCAGACTCGCCACTTATATCCATATCTGGTGTCAATACTCGTCTATGATATGAAAATGATAATTCTTTACCATCTTCCATGATTGAAGTTTTAGTACGCACATTTATATGTTTGCGTTCTGTACGAACTTCGTAATCATCTTTTAACTCTTTAGTAATTGCCATTGTTATTCCTCGTTATTTGTTCCATCTAATTATCCAATTAGAAATTAAATTGTATAAGTCATTTCAANTATTATTGCAGTATTGCCACCAGCTTGTGCTTCACTTACTTGAGGAAGGGTAATTTGACCTCCACTAATAATTTCTGNAAAATCTANTGTANNNCCACCTCCNGGNAATCTAGCNATNANTGNATGACCAGCTAAAGTAACAAAAGCTAATCTTGCAGTTCCATGAAANTCAGATGCAGAGCCAGNAGCAGTAAATGGTATGCCNNNAATTTGAATATTNCCAGAGTAAGAACCGACATTAACTACATCTACCCTTCCCCTCATATGAACTTGTCTGCCTANTTTAGTATAAGTACCNCCAGANCCAGTTNNNTCNANACTNCCAGCACTACCACCAGCACCTTTAAAGGCTGGTGTCCAAGTACCTTCTTCATAATCATCTAAAACATTTGCACCGCCATTAGCTACTTGTGATGCTGGGAATTGTATTCCAGCAGTATGGACTATCGCTCCACTATCTTGAGCCATATAAACTGCTGTTACACTAGCATTTCCTAGAGTTACTGAATTATCTGCTTGTCCAGTTGCTCCATAACCCACAACAGTTTGATTATTACCACCAACTGCACTTGCATCAGTTTCAGCACCTATAAATGTATTGTGCATACCTTCATCTGCAGGGTCTCCTCCACCACTTGAGTATCCACCTACTAAAGCATCTCCAGCTTGATAGCCAACTGCTGTATTGTAAGTAGCTTTTATAGTACCAGTATTTCCAGCTTTCATAGCTGTTAAAGAATTGTACCCAATAGCTACGTTATAAGCATTTTCAGTATGAGCATCCATGCTATAATTGCCTAGTGCAACATTTCTAGTATCTAATCGGACTAAACTTACCATAGATTGATAGCCGATAGCTGTATTATTACTTGAATCTACTATAGAACTTCCAGCTTGATAGCCAATAGCAGTATTATAGTCTCCAGTCGTAATATTTATTCCAGCACTATAACCCATTAAAGTTGTACCAATAGAAGATTCAAGGTTTTCCCCAGCATCTCTACCTACAATAGTAGTGCCATCTGCATCATTGTGGTTAATTGAAGTTCCAGCATTTCTACCTATTAAAACACAATTAGATTGTGTTGTTATTGCATCCCCTGCAAAAGCTCCTATTGCTGTATTTGAGCCACCAGTAGTAATTGATAAAAGTGAATCTTTACCTACACCAGTATTACTTGAATTGCTTTGATTCAATGCTCCTTTACCAGATTGATAACCTAAATAAGTATTATTTGTTCCAGTTACATTAAATTCTCCAGCTACAAAGCCAAAAAGAGAATTACCAGTTGCTTCATTATTACTATCTGAATTTTGATAACCACCAGCACCAATTCCTACTGCCGTTGTTCCATCTCCTACATCTTCTGTAATTAAAGTGTTTGTACCTATTGCTATGTTATATTTACCAATAGTTATGTTAGCTCCAGCCTCTGAGCCGAGTGCTATATTTGAAACTCCAGACGTAATATCTGTTAAGGCTAAATTACCTATGGCTGTGTTAAGACTTGCTCCAGCTACAGTTCCAGTTCCCATAGCATTGTTTCCAAACACAGTATTATTATCAGAAGCATTATTAGAACTTGTATTAAAAGCAGAATAGCCAAAAACTGTATTACCAGTATTAGAATCATTATTACTTAATGAAATGCGAGAGTTGACATCTAGTATCATATTAGGTGTAAAAGTTGTTCCACCACTATTTACTGCGTGACCTATTTCTAATTTTTTAGCATGGTCATAAAACATACTTACGGTGTCTTCTTCAACATTAATATTAAAAAAAGCATCAGCATCTTTAATTAAAGCCAAACATGGTTGAGTTCCTTCTACAACTACATTAGGAGCAAATCCTAAATCAGTAGTTCCACCAATTAATACTTGACCATTATTTTTAAGAGTCATTACTGCATTATCTGCAACAGTAGCACTACCATTATCAGTTGCAGAATCAAGAACAAAGAACATATCTCCGATGCCGTTATCGCCAACATCTTTATATATGATACCACCTTTTTTTCTTTGGTCAATTGTGTCTGTAGAGATTTTAAACATTAATGACGCTTCTGTATCAGTAGCAGTTGCAGAAGTTTTAATTACTAATTCTGCTTTTGTGCTATCTTGAACAACTAATTTTCCTTCATTTGGAGAAGTAGTTCCAATTCCAACTCGCTCATTAGATATATCTGTAACAATACTAGCAACTCCTAATGTTAAAGTTTGTGCATCTGGGTCTACTTTTAATAAAGCAGTTCTACCAGCTCCACCATCATTTAATGCCCGAATAGCAATAGAACAATCAGCACCATTAGTAGATTCTTCAACTTTTAATTTATAGTCTGGAGAAGCAGTTCCAATTCCTACGTTACCTGTTGAGCCTTCTAAGAAAAGAGCGTGTGTATTTGCATCTGACTCAATTCTAAAATCTAAATCTACGCTCTCATCATTAAAAACGGTTTCTGTTGGCATGACATTGAGTCTGCTATACATTCCACCAGCAACCATAGTATTAATTGCAAATCTACCAAGTTCACTACCATCACTTGCATCTTTTATTTGCGTAATAATTCTTGCATAATCTACATCTTGAGAATTATCGTTTCTGCCAGTAAATGTAATTTGACCTATCTGGTCATTATCTGCTGGAGAAGCACTATTTCTATAAATATTTAAATATGCCCCAGCATTATTATCTGCATCTGTTGATATGAGCGTTAATGTATCTGTGTTATCAGCAGTTGTAATAGTTGTGCTACCACTTATATCTACTGCACCATTAATATCGACTGTTGGAGCTGTTATATCTAAGGTTGTTCCAGCATTAATTTCTAAATGCCCATCTGCTGAAGCAATAATATTTTCACCACCAGAAGCATCGTGAAATGATAATTTACTATCTCCACCTAATACCAATTCGTCTGCTGACTCATCCCATAAAAAGTATTGACCAGCAGTTGCTCCAAAAAACTTAACATCATATCCAGTATCATTGACACCTACTGTTAAAGTGTTATCTAATTGTAACGCTCCATCAATATCAAGAGCATCAACATTAAGTGTTCCATCAATATCTACATTGCCAGATATATCTAATTCAGTTGCAATTACTTTTGAATTAACAGTATCTACAATAAATATATCGCCACCATCTCCATTCTTTCTAACTAATAGAGCTTCGGTGCTGTTTACATCTATAGTTGATGTGCCTTGTAATACTTCTGATAATGTAAGAGCTATTCCACCATTGACAGTTAAGTCTCCAGTTACTGTAACATCCCCATCCATTGTTCCACCATTACCGAGGTTTTTAAGGGCAGATTGACCCATACCTCCAAAGAAACTCATATTAAATCTCCACCAATCTTACTGCCCCAGTAGTGGTGCTAGTAGAGTTATAATTAAAATAAACAGTATTGCCTAATCCTCTAGGGATTGTTAAAAAAAAGTTTGTATTGGCTGGAATTAATAAATCATTACTAGCATTAACATCTGTTGTAGTTGTACTAAAATTATAATACACCTCTACGGCAGAATAAACGCCTATCATAGAAGTGCTACTATGCAATGATTTGTGAGTTGTGTTTGCTACGTCTGCTGAACTTCCAGCAGTACCAGCAGTTGCTACTGTCCATTTACCACCAACTGTAGCGTTTAAGGCTTCTTGTACTGAATGAGTATGTAGGTCTGCCATTTTTCTTCCTCTCTAAGCTATGACAAAGCGTGAATGAGATCGTGCTTTGGTCTAATTATTTTTTCATTTTCTTGGTAACTTTTTTAACAGCCTTCTTCACTATAGATGGTTTTTTATATTCAGAGTCATCACTTTCACTCATAACTCTTACATATCCTTTAACCAATAAAGCCTCTAATTTTTCAGGGTGTTTTTTTAAAGTTTCTTCTTCTAGTCTTTCAACTTTACCAAGATTAGGTTTTTTAAAGTATTGTATCATATTATTCCTAGTTTAACTAAAGGGGGCATAACGCCCCCAATAGTTATGAGTAATACTAAGTATTAGTCTACGTTAGTAAACTTAACACCTTTTTTATTATCAGAATCATCAATTAACTTGACTCCGTATAACAAATCGGAAACTACCTTAGTTCCCAAAGCATCTACAGAATATTCTGACTGCACTCTTACTTCTTGTTGAGAAGCAAAAGCACACGCACTTTTGTGGAAAATAGCACCTGAAATTGTAGAGCTTGTTCCAGCAGTCGATACAGTATTTGACATATATACGTCAATTCCGTAAAGTGATCCAACCATACCTGAACGTAGTCCACGATTTCCTTCACCGACAGCATCATTACGAATAAAGTATTGAGCTATACCAGCAGATGGGTTAAGTATATCTGCAAATAGTGTTGGGTTTACAACCATTGCACATTCACCGTCCATGTAAGGAATGTCATTTTCACCTAACGTAGCTAACGCAGATTCAAAAACAGAGGCAGTCAAAGTATCGTCAGCAGAAAGAGCCTGAGATTGATTTAAACCATCTATCTCTGCCCATATATCTGCATCTACTTGACGAGCAAGAGCCTCACCCATCATTCTTGAATACTTAGCAACTAAGTCAGCCTCAGATTGGATTAATGCCACATCTTCAAATAACTTTGCAACGTACTTGTGTTTATTAAGTGAAAGTTGAGTAGTAGTGGTTGCAGTTGCATCATAAGATACGTCTGCACCAGCACTTTTAGCCGTAGCAGTAATAAGACTCATTTCTGGAATATTAATTGCATCTCCATAGCCTTTACTACTCACTAAAGCAGAATAATCATCTACCAATCCCCTGAATACAGTTTTACGTTCAAAGTATTTATAGATTCCATCTGCCCAAATTTCAGGAATAAAATGTTGATCCGTGGTCGTTGTTACTGGATCACCAGTATAATGTTTAGCCATTTATTTTACCTTTTTATGTATGACTCCAGTATTGCACCCCAGTTTCTTCTCCTATTCACAGCATCCATATCTGTCCAATCTGTGATTGCTTGAGTAGGTACTGTTCCTTGTCTATCAG